CGGGGTGCGTGCGGCACAGCTTTCTGGCCATGTCTGTGATGGCGTCGCCCTCATACTTCATCCGGCACCTCGCGGTATCCATGCGACCACAGAACCTTTGCCACGTCCTTCCCCGCCTGCTCGATCACTTCCTCGGACGCCTGCGGGAAGATGGCGTGTAGCAACTCGTGGATCAGCACCGTCAGCCTGTGCTTGCCCCTCATCCCGTCGTGCAGGACGATGCGGGGATGCTTGGCCTTCTGCGTGTACGTGATCCCGTATGCCTGGCCCGTGAGCTCAGTCCAGCGAATCAGCCACCGCTCGTCGCCGTTCAGCGTGTAGACGTGATCGCGCGGCACGGGCTTCCCTTTCGCCCGTTATGGTGGACAACGTGTCAAGTCGAGGCCGGGCCCCACTTGCCCACTGGGCAGGATTCTCCGGCCCACGACAGCTTCGAGATGTACTGCTTTTCACGAACGATGGGGCATCCACACTTTCGGCATGCCTTGCCGTCGAAGTGCTCGCACGCCTGGCAGATAGCGAACCGTTCTGCGACTTGCTCTTCAGTGGCTCGGGGCATCCCTGCGGCTAAATGCTTGGCGGCCGACGTGGCGAAGTTTCGGGCCTTGGCGGCAATTAAGATTCCCGGCTTTGCGGTGCGAGGATATGCCGGGTGCGTCTCGTCTACCGTGATCTTGTCGCCGTCCTGGCTAACGATGCACGGGCGTGCCTCGTCTATGGTGTAGCCACGCTCGCGGCAGCGGGCAGCGAGGTGCTTCAGTTGGCAGGAAATCATGGCAGGGGATTGCAGTTCTCTGGAACCTCATCGCACGCAACAACTTGGCAATCTTGCCCCGGAGTAAAAATGCCGCACTTTTGCGAGCAAAGCTCTTCACTATCACCGTTGGAGCACAAAATAGTCGGAGGATCAGTTTCTACGCACGCCAGGATTACGCCGTCTTGCCAAGCACCATCCCCTGGTTGGCCGCCAAACTCATTATTGGATGGATCATAAATCACATCTCCGTCTCGTGATCCGCAGCACCGCCCGCCAACGATTCCGCCTTGAACCTCAAAAGCATTGTTGTCTGCATCAAATACAACCACAGCATCTTGAGAGCCAACACAGCAATAGCCGCCGTTAGTCAAAGCAGCCGCAGTTGCAGCAATTGCTGCGTTCTGCGCATCTTTAATAGCGTTTGCCGTCTCTGCGTCGTTGCCTCCTCCCGATTCAAATTGAAACTGAGCGAGTTCGCAGTAACAGCACGACCCAGTTGCGTCGCTACAGCAACACTCCTGCCCGGTCCCCAATGAACCGTCGCGCACAACGAGTTTCCCGTCTTGCGAGGTCAGCGATGTCATGACGCCGTGGCCGTGGCGCACGTTGTGATGGAAATTGAAACGGTTTCCGCCGTGCTTTGATGAAACACCCATGCCTTGACGCGGTCGAATCGCAGGGCGTTCGATGTGATCGTTGCGTCTTGCATTACGTCAACGCCCACCATGTTGATCGAGGTGCTCGAAATCGTGTTGTTGCACCATGCACTGATCTGCCGGCGAGACATGACGAGCTTCGGCGTTGCGCTTGTCGTGTCTACTGTTACGCCGTCTACGATGTCCACCGTGCCAGGGCTGAAGGTGACGACGTTTGTGGACGCCGTCGCAAGCACAATGGCGGGTATCGTATGGAATTGCAGCTCGCAAGCTGAATTTGTAACGGATGTGAATACTTGGGCTGCATCAAGCTTTGGCGTCACCAGAAACCACGCCGTGCCTTCTTTGCCAATGCAGCAATCGCGCTCGTCATAATCAGTAAAACCCAGCGGCCAAAACAGATTGTCTACCGACGCCGTGTTTGGCGTCGTCGTCTGGTACTTGAACGTGACAGTCTTTGAGTCACCGATTTGCCACGATCCGGTGAACGTGCCAATGCGAAATACAACAGGCGACTTGCCGCCGCCCGTCATCCTTGGCGTAAACGTCAGCCCCTCGGCCCCACGATCGCCGGCCTCGACGATGCGTACCACGCGGCCAATGCGTTCCGCAGCCGGCCGCGTGAACGTGACGCGATCCGTGCGGGCCGCTTTGCCGTCTGGCCGCTTCGCTCCCACGGTCAATCCTCGTAGACGGTCAGCACCAGGCGGGTATTCGCCACGGCGGCCTTGGCTGCGTAGTCGCCAGCTGCGAGCCGCAGCACGGCAGCCTCGCCCGCCTTGAGCCGCACCGTCTCGTAGAGCGCCGTGCCGTCGAGCCTGCCGAACGACACGGTGTGCGTCGTCTCAGTCGCCAGCGACCTGGCGAAGCACACGCCGAGCGATCCCAGCGTGGCAGTCGAGACTTGCGTCGTGGCCGTGCCAAGGTTCAGCGTCACGCTCAGGACGCCAGCCGTGGCCATGTCGGCGGTGACGCCAGACGCGGCAAAGGATTGCGACAGAGCACCCTTCGTGACCTGGCCGTTGATCGAGTAGTTAATGTCGGGCATTGCCTAGTCCTTATACGGGCGGAACGCCGAAGTACGGCGCGAAATTGATTTCGGGAAAAACTCTGCGAACCAAGATGTCAGGCACGCCATGCGGAACGCCTGGAGGGAATTTTTGCGTGCCGTCTTCGTTTAAAGCTTGAGGCGTGGACGCAGCCACGTTTGCGTCGCCTGCCTCCTTGCCTTTCACAAGGCATTCCACTTTTTCGGTGCCGTCCAAGCAGTTAAAACCGACATGCGGCAGCACCAAGTTCCACCCGCTGGCCCGATAGACGAGCTCGGTCGTGCCGCTCCAGTACCCAATCTCAATGCCGTTCACAACTTCATATTGCTTGCTGGCCGAAATGCCGGCGCACTGCCACGTATGTTTCGGTCCCCACAAGTAGGCGTTATCGTTAATGGTGTTGGTGACGGCTGCCGCTACGTCTGCCGGGAACACCGCACGGTTCCAGGCAATCGTGGCACGCACCTCGGCCTCGAGCGTGGTCAGCCCCTCGATAAAATCGTGGGCCGCGTTGACCAGGGGCCGAATGTCGCCATTGCCGTTGCCGTGGTAGTACGTCAGCGCCGGCACCTGGGCACCGCCGGTCGAGAAGCTCCACACGTCTGGGCGTGCCAGCGGGTTCGGATCTAGTTCTGCACTGCCAACTGCCGGCAACTCGTACGAGAACGTGGCCTCGACGTGAAAGCGATCCGGCTCGCTGAACGAACCATTGAGGCATCGCAGGTACGGGTATTCCGGGTGATTGCTGCCGTGAAAGATGCCGATGGCGTCGAGCACCTGCTGCGTAGGCGTGGCCCCGTCCACAGTGGCGACGAACTTACGCTCAGCCGTGGGTGCCTCGCCGAAGCGATGCGTGAACGTACGCGGTATGACTTCGCGGAATGAGGTGATTGCCAAGGCTACGCCCCCAAAATGTCTACGGGGTTCGCGCCAATGGCAATGAGAGCCCGGCGAATTTCTTCAAGCTTCGTCAGCTGCTCTCGCTGTTGAGCAATCGCAGGATCTTCGCGGCCCGTGGCCAGCCCGAGGAACTGGGCGATGCCTTGCTGCGAGCGAATGTCGCTCACCTCCAGGGCACGGTTTGCAGGGCGTCGCAGCTCGGCGTCGATGTTGCGGCGGATCTCGATTCCTTCCGCAGCCAGATTCCGCAACGCTTCGCGAGCCTCGCCGCCGTCGATCAGCTTTTCGTTGAACGCTTGCCGCACGGCCTTGAACTGGTCGGCTACAGACGCGGCCGGCTTAAGGATTTTTTGATCGACGCCAAGCTCTTGCAACCTCTGGTCGCGGGCCTGCTGCTGCACGGTTTGGCGAGCCGCCTGGGCCAGCCGCAATCGCTCTTCTGCGGCCAGGATTCCGGCGATGTCGAACTGCCGTTCGGCCTGTGCCAACGCCGCTCTGGCGTTCCGTTCTTCATCGAGGATCGCCAGCCGGTCGTTGTCGGCCTTCAGCCGTGCTTGCTCAGCGCCGCTCAGTCCTTGCGTGGACAGCTCGGCCACGCGCTTGCGCGTCTCTTCTGCAAGTTTGCTTGCCGCATCTGCCGCTGCCTTAGCGGCATCGGCGTCACGCTTGCGAGCAGATGTCAGGCCGCCAATGGTGTCTACGAGAGAACGGGCGTTGCGGTCTACCTGCTGCAAGTTCTGATAAAAATCAATTGCGTCAGGCGACAGTCCCTCAGCAACTGTTTTGAGTTGGTTGAATTGATCAAGAATCTTGGTGGGCACTTGATCGAGGCCGCCGAGATCCTTGGCCAACGCCACAATGGCACTGCGAGCCTCGTTGAGCGAGCCTTCGGCGAACTCGCGGATGCTGATGCTGGCAGGGACGTTCAGCGACTTTTTGACTTGTTCGCCCAGGTTGAAGGCGGCAACGCCCGCGCCTTCAGTGTCGGCGGCGAACTGCTGCATGGCCTTGCTGGCGTCCTTGACGGCAGCTTGCACATCGACGCTGCTGGTGTCAGCTGCAACAGACCATTCGACGAGCTTGCCGGCCGCCAGGCCCAGCACGACGACCAATGCACCGATGCCCGTCGATGCCAGCGTTGCGCGGATGGCGACGCCGAGACTCGCCGTGGCAGCAGCAGCGGTGCCGGCGGCAGCCGCGTATCCAATGGCTGCTCGGGCGGACGCCACGAAGGCAGTGGCTAGGCTCGTGATCGCCCCGCCGATAGCCTGCCGGTTGATAAATGCAAGCGCCGCGCCAATCGACGGCAGCAGGTTGGAAGCCAGCGGCACCGCAGCCTTAGCCACTAGCGACAGCGTGACGGCAAGGTCGGACAGCAGGCTTTCGACGTTCCGGGCCGCGTCCGGCACGTTAATGCTTTGCACGAACTTGACGAACTCTTGAGCGCCCTTCGTCAACGCCGGGTTGAGCTCGACCAACAGCCGGCCGGCGAGCTCGCTCAGGGATTGCGACGCCAGTCCAAAGGCATCGTTGACTTCCTCGACCTTGCTGGCGTCCGTGTCGTTAAGCGTCCTGGCAAACCCGCCAAAGAATTCCTGCGCCCGTTGCAAGTTGTCCGGCAACTCGCGGAACGTCGGCAGGAGCTCGGCACCCGCTCCCCCGAAGATGGCAACCGCCGCAGCTGCACGCTGGGCCGGGTTTTGAATGGCCGTGATCGCAGAGGCAATAGACGAGAACTGCTGCACGCTCGTCTGCGTGGCCAAGTCCTGCACGCTCAGGCCCAGCCCAGCGAGAGCGGCGCGAGCTTCCTTGCTGCCAGCGCCGGCCCGCGCGATCGTCACCTGGGCCCGCGTGAAAGCTTTGGCCAGAGCCTCGCTCGAGGCACCAGACAGATCGGCGGCGACCTGCAGGTTTCGCAGATCTTGAAACGACACGCCCAGGCTTCGCGACAACTTGACCGTGGCGTCGATGCTATTTGCCGCACCGCTCGTAAACGCCGAAAAGGTGTTGGCGATCGACGAGATGCCGCTGATAAACGCCCGAGAAATCTCAATCGTCTTGAGCGTCGAAACGTCACGCGCCGTCTGCTTCGCCGCATACCCGAGCTTCTGCAGCTCGACCACGCCGGCGTTGATGCCCTGGGCCATGCCCGTGGCAGACGCCGACAACTGAAACGCTATGCCAAGTCTCGATGCCATCGGTCATTTCTGGGCCAGGTCGGCCGCCATTCGTTTGAGTGTTTCTGCGATCTGCGTCGGGTGTTGCGGTGCGTTGCCTTCCACGGGAATAAAGTCGGCCGGCTCTGGTGGCTTCTTGCAGTGCGGTGCCAAGGCCGCCCACGCCAGCCACCCCGTTTGCGTCCAAGGATTGTCGAGCGGACGAAACCAGCGGCTGTAGGCAATCCATTGCGAGAACTCGCGGGAGTCCATCGCGTCAATTTCCGCCACCGTTTTCTTGAGGTGCGAGGCCAGGTCGAACTTGAACCGCAAGCTCGGCCTGGCGTTCATTCCCCCGCTAGCTTCGTGATCTCCTCCTCGGTCAGTGCGTTGTGCTTGAGCGCCGCTTTCCACAGCCCGTGCATCTCGTCCACGCTGCGACGCTTGAGGGCCTCAACTCCCTCGGTGCCGGGAAACAGCAGCACGCCATGTTCGTCGCAGATGCAGCGAGCCAGAAGCTCCGAGCGAAAGTCGGGAATGACCGGCACAGATTGCGACTGGGCGTCCAGCAGCTTTACTTCGTAGCTGTCACGATCGCCGACCGTCATCAGCCGGATGCACACTTCGCCACCAAACGCAGGCACGCGAATAATCTTGGCGTCGTGTGCGGAATCAATTTGGTCCCTGGTCAGCACTGGCATGGAATCAATCCTCGAAGATGTCGAACTCCACGGCGGTGCGAGTCACGCCGTTCACTTCGGCAGACGCACCTACAGATTTCAATAATGCCTTTATTGTCAAGCCAACGCCGCCGCCCGTGATGGTGAGCGTGTTGCGTTGGCCGATGTTGGCAATCGTCGGCGTCGCGCCTAGCGTGACCATCGACACGCTGCCGTGCGAGAAGTTGAACAGCCCCGCACCGCGCAGGACGTTCTCGCCGCCGTACGTCCACGAGAGATCTACGACCTCGGTAAACGCAACTGAGCCCCAGGTCGCGGCTATCCCAGTCGAGTACGTGGCCACGGAAACCTCCGTGGCTCAAGCCAACTGGAACTCTGCCGAGCCCCGGATCACGTCGTTGACGGACAGCGTCACCGCCGAGCTGTTGCAGGTCGCGGTGCCAGACACGGAAATGCCGCCCGTGATCGTCAGCGTGCCGCTGGCGTTTTGAGCGATGGCGTTCGTGCCAATGTACTCAATGCTGACGGTCTTGCCCGTGTCGCCGCCCTGCGTTCCAACCAGCGGACGCGCAAGACTCTTTACGCTTTCGCCGGTCGTCTGGCCGAGGTGCGAAATGTCGATGTTGTCCGCGCCGCCGCCAGTCGCTCCGAGCGTGTATGTGATGCTGGTGACAGTAAAAGTCGTGCCACCGAAAGCGAACGTCGTGCCGGAACTACCATGCGGCGTCGTGGCCATGTATCAACTCTCCTGCCAGCGGATGTCGTAGGATTGCGTGATCTGATACGCCGGCGGCATTTCGGCCCCGCCGAGTGAAACAAAGTCGTCGCTCTCGTTTTCTAGCGACACTTGATCCACTACCGTATTGTCCGCCGTTCCGCCGTACCCATCCAGAACCTTCCGCATGGCGTCGGCCACCGAACGAGCCTGGTCGTAGGTGGTTCCGAAGACGTTGTATTCCAGCGTCACCCGAGGCACGCCCATGGGGTTGCCGAGCGTCTGCTCCCGTTGGATGCCCGTGCGACGCCAGGTCACGAACGGCAGCGAGGCGGAAGCCGGGGCCAGCACGGGGTAGATCCGCGTGCCCACAAGCGACGTGACGGCAGTGGTGCCAACGAGGGCGGTGCGGAGAACCGCTTCCGGGGATTTCATAGGCCGAAGTCTCCGTATTTCTTCTGCGTCGCCCGGATGGCCGCCTGCAGCGACTTCCGCATCTCAATGTCGAGGATGCTCTGCATTTGGCCCTGCGTGGCCTGGAAAGCCCTAT